GGTGAAATCCGCGAGAATCTCCAATTACGCGCCGAGGTTATCGCGTTGACCGCCGAAGTCGCGCGGTTGAACGGGGAACTGGCTAATATGTTTAACGATCCAGCCATTAATCCCAACTTTAACAACCTAGGCAACGCCACCCAGGCCAATCCCATAACACGCTCCAGCCGTCTCATGGGCGCCGCCGCGTAGTGAGCGCCACACTCGAAGACCTCGACGGACTGCCCGATGAGATAAAGCAACTCATCCAACCGCACCTCGAGCCAGACGAAGCGACGCTCAACACCATCGGCATCGAGATCGCCGCGAAGCGCGACGAAGCGGTGGCGGCGCGCAAATCCAGTGGCATCGAGGACGTTTGGCGCGACGCGGACGAAGCCTATCTCGGGATTGACGACGCGAACCGGCACGAATGGGTAGATGCCAAGTGGGCCAAACCCATGACGATGTCGGGTCCGCTCACCAGCAATCGCGCGGATGACAACGCGGACAAGCAATCGACCATATTCCTACTGCTGACCGCGCGTTACGTGGATGCTGGCGCGGCAAAACTGGGTGAAATCCTGTTGCCGGCAGATGACAAGGCGTTTTCCTTCTCCGAGATGCCGGTTCCTGAGTTGATCGACGCGAAAGAGGATGAGCGCGAGGTCATCCATAGCCAGATGGGCGTCCCGCTGACCCGTAAACCAGGGCCAGATGACCCGGCGTCACCGGACAGCACGCAACCAGGGCAGGGGCCTGGAGCCGCACCAACGCCCGTCCCGGTCAAGGTCAAGGACTTCGCCAACGAAGCCATCGAGATCGCCCGCAACGACGCCAAGGCGGCCGAGACGCGTATCTATGATTGGCTGGTCGCGAGCAAATACACCGCCGAGGCGCGCAAGGTCATTTTCGATGCGGCGCGGATTGGCGTTGGTGTGATCAAGGGGCCGGTTCCGAAGTCGCGGAAGTTCACCGCTCTGACGCGAGGCGACAATAAGGTCAAGGTTTTCTTCAAGGAAGAGATCAAGCCGGCGGTTACATGGGTGGACCCATGGAATTTCTATCCGGACGCGGCGTGCGGCGAGGACATTCAGGACGGCAGCCACTGCTTCGAGTGCGACTTCTTTTCGGCTCGTAAGGTCGAGGGGTTAAAGAAGGAACCCGGCTACATCAAGGCGCAGATCGACGCAGTGCTTGAGGAAGGTCCGGGCAAGGTCCGGGAAAACGGTTCGGAGTGGGAGCGAGGCCGAGACAAGACAAAGGATCAATATCAGGTCTGGTTTTTCTACGGCGTGCTAACCAAGGACGAGATGCAGGCAATCGACGCGGCGGCGAACAAAAAGCCACCGGCTGCTGGCTACACCGAGAACATCTACGCGATTGTGACGCTGATCAACGACAGAGTGGTCAAGGCCGTGCTCAACCCGCTGGACAGCGGAAAATTCCCCTACAGCATCATGCCATGGCAGCGCCGTTCCGGCAGTTGGGCGGGTAGAGGCGTTGCCGAGCAGATGCGGGCCGCCCAGCGCGTGGTGAACGGGGCCGCTCGCGCGCTGCTCAACAATGCCGGGATGAGCGCGGGGCCGCAGATCATTATCGACCAACGCGGGTTGCGGCCGGCCGATGGTAGCCGGGACTGGACGCTCTACCCCTGGCGGATATGGCTCACCACTGAGGACGCACCCGAGGGCGATGTCCGACAACTGATCAGCAGCGTTGAATTTCCCAGCACGACCGAGGAACTGGAGCGCATCATCCAACTCGGTGAGCGCATGGCCGAGGAAACGACGTCCATACCCCTGATTTCACAGGGGCAGTCGGGCGCCACGACCCCGGACACGTTCGGCGCGGCGCAGTTGCAGAACAACAATGCGAACCAGTTGCTACGCTCGATTGGGTATTCGTACGATGATTGCGTGACTGAGCCTCTGATCCATCGTTACTACGAGTGGTTGTTGCTTGATCAGGACGTGCCGAACGAGGAAAAAGGCGAGTGGCAGATCAACGCGCATGGCAGCGTGGCGCTGGTCGAGCGCGCCATTCAAGACCAGACGATCGGGCAAATGGGCCAACTGGTCGCCAATCCAATCTACGAATTCGACCCCGCTTTGTGGGCCGAGCAGTGGGCGAAGTCCAAGCACCTGAACCCGAAGGACTTCAAGTACACGCCTGAGAAGCTGGCAAAAATGCAGGCGGCGCCCCCGCCTGAAGCGCCACAGGTCACAGCGGCGAAGATCAATGCGGACACCGCGCTCAAGGTCGCGGAACTGGGCGCCACCGCCGACCAGCAGAGTGTGGCGTCGTCCGAGCGCATCAAGCAGGCGGCGAATGTGCTCGAGCAGGGCCGCATTCAGAGCGATCAGCACGCGACGGTGGTTGACGCGACGGTGCGGCTGCATGAGATTCAGGCCGAAGCGGAGAACACCATTAACCAACTGAAGGCGCAACTCGCTGAAACGACCATGAAGTTGCAGGTCGAGCAGCGGCTGAACGCCGCCAACCAGGCTGTTGACGTTCACAAGCACACGGTGGACAAGCGGGTTGACCTGCACAAACACTTCAACCCCCAGCCGAAGCCAGAGGTTCAGGTGCCTGGGCGGGCGCGAAATGGGCAGCAGGCCAGTCAGGCGGGAGCGTAGGAGCGGGACATGGCTGAGCTCACATGCAAGATGGTCCGGGATATCACCGCGAAGCTAAAGGCCGCCGCGAGACAGCCCGACGAGAACGGGATGATCGCGTTCCCCGTTCACCCTGATTCGCCGTTGGCAATAGGCGATCCGGTTGCTATTGCCATAATTGAGGACGCGCGGAAACGGGATGGAAAGGCTGGATATGAGTGAGGAATACAAGATCAGCAATAAGCGGGTGGACCAGTTCAAGGCTGCGGTTATTCGTGTCGCGGAGATGCCAAGGGAAGAACTGGATTGTGAAGACGATGACCAGATTCCTCCCCCAGCAAAGGAACTTTTGGCGCTGTTCCCTCCGGTGACGGTGATGGCTGAGGGCGTGTGGCCACCCCCAACATGGCAGGGGTGGGTCGAGACGCCCATCACGCCGGAGATGATCGCGGCTGGACTCGCGGCTATGAGTGACGACCCAATGGTGACCGACCGTTATGATGCGGAACGTCTCTACCGCGCCATGGACGCGCACCGGCCCGTAGAGTTTATCAGTGATGCGACAATTCTAATGCGCGATACGATAGAAGCAATCCGCGCGTTGAACACCACCCTCCACGACGAATTGAAGGCGCGGACGGATGAGCGGGATGCGGCGCTTGCTTTGATTGAGGCAAACACTGACGTATTCGAAATGATGGACGATCAACGCTTAGCCCTCGAAGCCCGCATCCGCGAACTGGACGACCTCCTAGCCCAACGCCCCGCGCCCGTTCCCGATACCCCGAAGCCGGTGCATGACTTCACGCGGGTTGAGGGTGGGGACCGGCGGATGCTGGGCCGATGACTGAAGATGAAACCCTCGAGGAAATGCGTAAGTTGAACTTGCTTTGGCTAAGCGTTCCTTGGGCTACTTTCAACGAAAAGCCAGACTTTGCCCTCGGCACAGTGACACTCTTCGAACATGGGTGGGAACTGGCGGAATGGTGGCCTATTACGGACTCCGGAGGCGGGAGGTGAACGACGAACGGATAAGGGCTCTTGAACAGGAAGTCGAGCGTCTTAGCCGTTTGGTTTCGCATCTTTCTTTGTTCCCAGACTTCATCAAATGGATTGAGCAATGCGATTTGGATCAATCGTATCCTGATTGGCAGGAGATCGTGGGTGCGCCAAAGGACAAGTTCAGTGGCCCACGCGACACTCCATATCGGGAGTGGCTGGAAACGAAATCCGAAGCATACCAGCGCACAATGAGCCGGTCACAGTCCGCCGCTGATCTCGCCTTATCAATCAAGATGTTCGAACGTGAAACGGGCAGTAAAACCTAATTGCCCCCCAGCGTCCCACCACCCTTCACTCTCACCGCCGAAGACCGCCAGTCCTCCCTCTGGCGCCGGCTTGAGGCCCATCTCACCGACAAACTGGCACGTGCGCGCGGTCGCAACGATCACCCCATGCCAGAAGCTAATACCGCATCGATACGCGGTGAAATCAAAATCCTGAGCGAACTCATCAAACTCGGGACACCCGGCCACATGACCGGGGAATAACGGGGCGACCGCGAGGCCATACCCGCCTGATGGAGTAACCAATGAGCGAAACGACAACGAGTGATACCTCGCAGGCCGATGCCGCGTTCGGCGCTGGCTTCGAGGGTAAGGAAACTGCCGCACCGGTTGAAAATAAGTCTGATCCCGCGCCATCGACGGGGGATACGACAGAAGCAAGACCGGAATATGTCACGAAAGCCGAACTGGCCGAGATCAGGAAGGCAATTGAAGACGCCGCCAAGACCTCTTCCAAGGCGTTCGGGACCGCCGGCAAAGTCCAACAGCTTGTCAACGAACTTCGGGCGCAGGCCGATGGCACACAGACCAGGACCGCGTCAGAAGCCCTCGGCAGGCTAAAGGGCCAGTTTCCGGAACTCGGTGAAGCCATCGAGGCTGTGATGGCCGGTCAGCCAAAGCCTCAAACGATCGATGACGACACGTTCCAGAAGAAGGTCGCGGAAGCGACCAACAAGCGGGAGATGACCTATCTCCTGGAGGACTACCCAGACTGGCAAAAGATCGTTGGCTCCCCGCCAACGCCAGGTCATGCGCCCGTCGAAACGCCGTTCCGCCAGTGGCTCGCCGGAAAAGACGAGAACTACAAGGCGCGGCTTCTCGAAACAGATTCCCCGGCTGACATCGCACGCGCGATTCGCCGGTTCCAACGCGAAACAAAAGCGCCAGCGAGATCGACTCCGCGACCCGTCACCGATGACCGGGCCGAGCGGCTGCGAGACGCGGTGCAACCCCGTGGCGACAGTGCCGCCGCTCCATCAACCAACCCGCGCGAGGACGCCTTCGCGGCCGGATTTCGCGGGCCATCCTGAAAGTTAAACTCCGATGCCCATGCAAACCTATTCCTCTCAGCAAGCCCGAATTGACAAGTTCAAGGGGGCTATTCTCCGTCATGCCACGCCGCGCGAAGTCCTCAGTAAAATGGGGCGTCAGGTGCGGATGCCGCAGAACAACAGCAAGACCTATGTCGCACGCCGCTGGCTTCCGTATGGCGCCACGAGCACCGACGCGAACACGATCAACCGATTCTTCGCTGACGCCAACGGCGACCGCGGCAACGTCATGGTGCAGGCGCATCAGACACAAGAAGGCGTGACGCCGCCGCCCGACAGCATCACGGCACAAGACTATTCTGTCGTCATTCAGCAGTATTCTTGTCTGTATGGATTTACAGATCAGACGTATGACATGTATGAGGATGACGTCCCCGAGGCTATGTCAAAGCAGATCGGGGAACGCGTTAATCTCGTCAACGAAATGATCATTTATGGCGCGTTGCGTGCTTGCACCAATCAGTATTTTGGTGGGACCGGCACGACGATCGCCACGGTCAACGGCGCGTTGACCCTCAATCTCGTGCGGAAAATCGCGCAAGGTCTGATGGCCAATCACGCGGACATGATGAACACCGTTCTGAAGCCGTCACAAAACTTCGCGACGGAAGCCGTGCCGCCTGGTTTCACCGTGGTTTGCCACACGGACCTGGAGCCGGACATTCGCGATATGCCGAACTTCACTCCGGCGGAGCGATATGCGTCCGGCACGCCGATGATGAACGAGATCGGCGCGGTCGAGCGGTTCCGGTTCATCACCACGCCGGATCTGCCGTCGCTCCAGAATGCCGGCGCGGCCCAGGGTTCGACGGGCCTCTACTGCACGACCTCGACGACCGCTGTTGACGTGTATCCGGTCATCGTTTTTGGGCAGGACGCATGGTCGCAGATCGCGATTCGTGGAATCGGCGCACTGGACACGACGTTCATTCTTCCGAGCGAAAAGTCCAAGTCTGATCCGCATGGTCAACGCGGCTACAGTGGCGCCAAGTGGTACAAGGCGGTGTTGCTGGAAAACCAGGGGTGGATGGCGATTGCGAATGTCGGCCGGAAGGCTCTGTAAGGAGACCTTCCATGATCGACACAATCACGCACTTTCTGGAGGCAATCACGGAGGGGCGGTGGCGTAATGCCATTCGCTCCGTCGTGGTGCCCATTGGCGACCGGTATTCGACGCAGGTCATCAATACGGCCGGCCTTGTGATCGACGCCGGTTCGGTGACAGCGAAAATCGGAGCGGCGGACTTCTACGCAATGGCAAAGGGAGTGACGATCACTATTGCCGCCGGCACTACCATGCCGGTGTTGACGGGTCTGAATGTCACGGCCACGCGGTTCAACGTGTTTTGCTTCTTCGCTGATTCCGCTGCCGTCGTGACGGTAGCCATGGGCACCCAAGGCACCTCTTGGGCGACCGTGGTCTGGCCGCCATTCCCGCTCAACAAGGTGCTGGTGGGAGGCTTTCTCATCAATTACGCCAGCACTTTCACCGGCAATACGACACATCTCGATACGGCCGGCGTCGTTTACTTCAACGGCGGCGGCCCCTTCGATCCCTCTGTTCTCGTCTAAGGAACAATCAATATGGTACTTCCTGTCCCCTCTCCGGATACCCGGAGCTTCGCGAACGCGGCTTTCGTCGCCGGAACGACCTCGACTTACACGACTACCGTCACCACGGCGGGCATCATCAACGGCGAGTGGATCACGCCGCTCGTCGCGCAGACTGCTACCGCGACACCGACGACGGACGCGAATACTGGTGCGGCGTTCAATGCGTTACAGCCGACTCAGTGTTGCGCTATTGTGTTCGGCACGAACAAGGCTGGTGCGATCAAAATGTGCCAGGGGCCAATCATCGCGACGCTGGTTGGCGTCACGACCACGGTTGGCGGTTTCTTGAACGCTCCGCAGTTCCCCTCGTTGCCTGACGACTTCTGCCCCATGGCGTATACCATCGTGCGGACAGCGCCGTCAGCAGCCGCCTGGACGCCGGGAACGGGGTCATGGACGGCGAGCGGGGTTAGCGCCACGACGTTCCAGAACTGCTCGACGTTGCCTGCGCGGCCGCAGATCGCTTGATGAAGAGTGTCGCGGGGCGGCTTTTGCACTCGGTTGGCCGTTCCGAAGGTCCACTGAAAGCCGCGTCCTGGACCAGATAGACGCGAACCCGCGACACCCCTACTTACCAATGAAAAAGTGCAGAGTAAAGCGTCGCGAGTTAGGCTTATGGCCGCGCGTAACGCCTAACCGAGACAGGAAGCCACACCGTGGTCTGTTTTCCTGTGCGCGGCCTCATTACCGCGACACCCTTCTCTACCAATGACCCGCCGCCGACACAAGCCACCTAACCTACCCATGCGGAGCGTATTCATGCCACAAGGCCGAGAACTGAACAGCGCGAACGAGCCGATTGATCAACTGCCCCCCATTGGGGCAATCGGTCGCAAGCCGGACGTTATCGCGGTCGAGACGATTGAGGACAACGACTACCTGGAACGGCTCAAGTTTGCCGAGGAACCGGTCACGATCTGGATCGAGGAGGGCCAGGAGGAGAATGCGCCGCGCACCGTTGGCCCGATCCAGGTCAACGGGACGGGGGTCGAGGTGTTGATCAAGGGTCAGTGGGTCGTGTTCACTCATCTACCGGTGAACACGCAACTGGTCATCAAGCGCAAGTATCTGGCGCTCATGCTGGGATCAAAACGAACCCGTATCACGCACGTTCAGGATCACGCGGAGGCCGATTTTTCGCAAATGAACGTCATGCGGCGTCAGACCTCGGCCGCGATGTCGGTGACGATCTTGCTGGACGAAAATCCGCGTGGTCGGGCGTGGATGATGGAATTGACGCGGCGCGCGGCGTGAACTTCCTCCAACTCGCACAGCGCGCGGGGGTCGAATGCGGCATCTGTGAGCGGCAATCAGTCGTCACGGCGTTGCCCTCGACCGTGGGCGCGACGGGCAGTTGGGGGCGGGTTGTCGGGTGGATCAATGACGCCTGGACCGACGTGCAGATGGACTGCCAGCAGTGGGACTGGATGCGGGCGAGCAACATCCTCCGACTGAGCACAAGCGCGCCTCTCGGCTCTCCCACCGCTGGCGCGCAATTCGTGCCTCTTGCCGGTCAGGCCACGTGCCCTCTCGGGATAGGTGCGGGCACGGTCGGCATCGACCCAGAGACATTCGCGGAGTGGGACGAATGGTCATTCCGGAATTACACGACCACCACGGGGTTCACCGACGAGATCGCGATGGGGTCGGTTTCATTTGATCGGTGGCGTAATAGTTGGATGATGAACGCCTCACGGACTGTTCAGACGCGTCCCACTGTTGTCGCGATCGGCCCAGATAAATCTGTGAACCTGGGGTCGCCGTCGAATGGCCTTTACACCGTCACGGGCGATTACTTCGTAGCGCCTGTCTCCATGGTCGAAGACACCGATATCCCCGTTGGGTTGCCGACGCGGTATCACATGCTGATCGTGTATCGGACGATGATCAAATACGGTTACTACGACTCAGCAAGCGAAGTCCTGCAACGCGGCACCTACGAGAACAACGGCATGTTCGCGCAGCTGGAGGCGCAGTATGCGCCGAGGTTCCGGCGGGCGGGGGCTTTGGCGTGAGTCGTGACGCGCCGATGTTCGGTGATCCCAAAGGGCCATGGATCAGGACATTCGCATGGCGCCCGCGCTTCACGTTTGATGGAGGGCATGTGTGGCTGCGCTGCATCTGGAAGCGTCACATTCACAAGCACCATTACTTGGATGGCGGGGTGGACTGGTGGTGGCAATATCGGCGGTTCGCGCCTTGATCCTACTCCGCCGCCTTCTCCACAGCAGCCCGCAGGTTCATGGCCCCGCGATGGCGCCGCAGTTTAGGCCATTCTTGGTGCAGGATTGGCTTCATGACCTCGGGCATGTCCTCAATCGCGTAGATGGCTTCCTGCAAGTTAGGGGCCTGAACGCCGATCGCGACTACGAGCGAGGATATCAGCGCGGCGATAACGTCGGTCTCGGTGTGGCCGCCAAGCGTGGCCTGGATGGCGTGGAAAAGTTGGTTGCGCGGGTTCATGGTGCGGTCCTTCTATGGCTTCGCTGATGAATACACCGATTCAG